GAAGAGGGGTTTTCCGCCGGGATTAATCGAAAGTAATCACGGTGGGAAATTCGGGAATGCTGTTTTTGCCACTGTTAAAACCGTTATGCCTGAAACACCAGCGCGAAAATCCGGCCAGGATCTCTCCCTCCGGTTATTCGTTGCCCTGCACCTTCTGGCGTTTCTCTTTTAAGTCCGCGTGGCTTAGGTGAATGCTGGACTGAATGCTGCAGCCGGTTGGCGCAGGTGAATGACACTTAGGATAAGCTGCGGGGACCGAGGCCCTAAGTAATTCAGATGATCAGTCCGAACCCTCGGGACCCCGCATGAGATTAATTATCGGGGATATGACCGTGCAATGCAAGTGCTTTCCGGCTCGAATCTACCCACCGCCACGCCCCTCATACCCCCTCGGAGGTAGTACGGCATAGGTCAAAACCTCGGCCCGCCGTACGCCCTCACAATCTTAGAGCTATTTCAGCTCCCATCCGAGTTATTCACCGCGATTACTATTTGTTAATCCCGGTAAATAATCCGCTGCGGCCCCTCCGATCGCCGCATAGATATGCCTCTGCACCAGTGTCAATGGAGGTTTGCCTCGGTAGCTCTTCAGCAGCCGTTCCACATCCTGCGTCAGCGCCTTCATTCTCTCCGGAGGCAGCATCTTCCCATCCTCCAGCATGGGCTTCAGCCGGTCGTTCCAGGTCCGTGTCAGCTCCTTCTCCCCCATCCGGGCGGTGATTTGCCTGACGCTGTCTTCCAGCTGCCGCTTACCTTCGGGGGTCTGGCTCGCGATCCTCGCCGCCAGCCTTGTCTGCTCGGGCTTGCCGTTCAGCAGCAGATCCTTCACTGCCTCCGGCCGCTCCCCACCCCCCAGGATCTTCTGCAACCCTTCCGCAGGTCCTGCTGCTTTCGCCCTCGCTGCTTCAGCCTGCTTCTCTCCCTGCTGCAACACCCGTTGCTGACTCTCCAGCGACCCTTCAGCAGCCTTCCCAGCCTGCTTAATCGAGGCTTCTTGCTCTGCTCCGGCGGCACGTCGTGCCCCCTCAGTCGTTGCTTCAGCCTGCTTCCCAAAGCCTTCAGCGCTCTTCCCCGCAGCTGCGGCCGTTCGTTCAATTTTCTGCAGCCGCAAAGCGTAGTCAGTTATGGACCCGCGCAGCCCGGGGACTTCTCTAATCCAATCTGCGTTCTTTTGCATATAGTTCTTGACCTGCTCCGCACTCTGCCCGCGTAGCTGTTGCGCCACGTAACTCCGTGCAGTGCGCTCGACCATCGCCGGATCCTGCGTCAGCTCTTTCAGATCCCTCATGCTCTGCTGGCTGCTGAAAAATTGCCTCGGTAGCCCTTGCGGATCTGCTGCAAACCTCTCCGGGTCAACCCGATCCAGCGCTGTGGCCTTCCCACCCGCCCCTACATTAAACTTTTGCAGGTCCTTGCTCGCTCCAGAATACTGCTCTTGCAGCTGCTTTTGCAAATTCACCCCATTCTGCTCCCCGACGAAGTCTCGCTGCACCTTCCCAATCCTGTCATACAGCTGCGTCGCGAGGCTCTTCCCGATCGCAGAATAACCTTCCACGTCGCGATTGGCAACGACATCCCCCAGTTTTCTGCGGACCTGGTCAAGAGCTTCAAAACTTGTTTTGAAGGTTTGGTACTTTGGATTTCCAGCTTCATCAATGCCTACCTGCACTCGCCTATTATTGATTGCTTCGCGGATGTTTTCATAGGTGCGCAGTGTGGCCTGGTCCGTTACCGGGGCCATACCCTTCGCAGCCTCTCGCCCCGCAACACTTTTCAGAGTTTTGCTGTCGATGTAGCTCTTCAGCTCTTGCATCGCTGGTGTTTTATCCAACGTCTCCCCTGCAGCTTCTTTCGCCTGCACCACAGCATCCCGCTGCGCTTTCAGTGTTTGATAGCTGCTCTGCCGAGCGTCCAGTCCTGCTTTATAGTTCTTATAAACCGTCCCTTGCAGCTCCTTACCAATATCCGAAAGCTCTTGCGGCTGCCCTACCACTCGCAACGCTGGTTCTGCTTGCGCCAGCACTTTCCCTGCCGTCGCCATACGTCCTTTACTCAGCTTATTGAGATCCTGCGCACGTTGTCGAGCATCATCCAGCAGCTTCTGTGTTTGCTTTTGTCCATCACTGAGGATCTTCTGTGCTGCTTTGGAGTCATCCGCCCCAACTTGTGCAGCGCGTTGCCGGGCGTCCTGCATCACCTTATCACCTGCTTGCTGTGCAGCCTGAATCTCCGCATCTGCTCCTTGCTGCAATGTTTGATGCAGAGCGTTCTGCGGCACTCCCGCATCACTCAACCCGCGAAGCGTTGCTGCGGCTTTCTGCACAGCAGCTGGGGTCCGTTCCAGCCCAATTGCCTTCGTCACCGCGTTGTAAAGCCCCTTGGCTTTGCTCGCGAGCAACCCTACTTCTGGTGTGGCAAATCCTGCAGCGAGTCGAGCCGTGTTTGCTACTGATTTCGAAGCCCCGAGAGCCTCTGCACCTTGCCCAGCAGTCTCCGACACGGCCCCGGACAGCGCGCCAGTGGCCGCTGCGGCCAACCTCGCCCCGCGTGCTGCATTACCAGCAGCCACCAATGCTGTTCCAATCTCCGGCCCTACCTCGGGGATGAGTGAAGCAGCGGCTCCCAAACCGGTTAGAATCTCGGGAGAAAGTGCGCCTAACGCCCCACCCAACCCCGCCGATGTCGCAATCTCCCCGAGGGCGTGCGCCACCGTAGGCGTAGGGGAGGGCTTATCGGCCGCTCCGGGTTTCAGCCAGTCTGGACGTTGCTGAAGAGTCTCTTTCGCCCGTTGACCAGCACTTGCCGGGGCTGCCGGAGCCGCATCTTGCTTCGCAGTTCCTGAACTAATCTGCTGTTGCAGGATCTGAAAAGCCTGCTCCTTAGTCGCGCCTTCCGGACCAGTGACCGTGTAGTTCTTCCCATCAGGGGAAGTGAAGGTGAAATCCGGCATCACTGCTCCTTAATGTTCGACGACAGACCAACCTGCGGGGAGCGGGGGTGCTTTCGTGCCAGCACCGACATCCGGCGTACCCGGCAGCCCTTCTTGCCCAGTCTGTTTGTTGATCTCAACCATGGCCTGTGCATAAGTATGGTTGATCGACGCTAGCTTATGCCCTTCCTTAGTCCCGGCAACGTTCTGAATCTGCTCTGGGGTAGGGAGGCTCTTCAAAAAGCTTTGTGTCTCTTGCCACTTCGATGCAGCAGATTGATCACTGGGCGGAGGTGTCGCTTCCATCCGAGTCAGGGCAATCTGCGCAGCCGTCGATAGCTTGTAGGCCATCGTGAGATTGGTGTCTCCGGCAGTGGGCGTTGTGAGCTTCTGCATCTCATTGATAACAGACTGATTGGCTCCGCGTCCAGCGCCGATTGTCGCTACGCGGGAGAGTTCCAGCGCCAAGCCAGCTGAGCTAGTCTGGAACATTTGAATCTGCTCGTTGGTCAGCGCATTCGTAGCAGTCTTCGACAGTGCATCGACGAATGTGTGATCTCCTAGATGCTGGAAGGGGCTGTTCGCCGTACCGACATGGAAGTTTGCCATCTGCTTAATGTTCCGAGCAGCTTCCGCAGCAGCTCCACCGAGCGCAACAGTATTGTTTTCCTGCGTAGCGGTGATCTTCTGCCCGAGTTTCACGTAGCGACTGTCGGAGGCGAGTCGATCTCCCTTGACTTGCCCTTGCGGATCGTATTCGTAAGTCGCACCGGCAACATCGATGGTTTTCGGGGCTTTATCTGCGCGTGAAGAGATTTCTTCTCGGCGCAGACCGATCATGGCATCACGGTAGGAGGCGGTCTGCTGCAGCGTAGCCTCTCGCAGGGCGATGTTGTCCCGATGGTTTTGAATCTGCTCATCTCGGCGGGCCTTGATGTCAGCCGTTTTTTCAGTGAACTCTGCTCGCTCCTTGGAAGTCATCCCGGCGAGCTTCTGCGTGTTGATCCATGCTTTACCTTCAGCGCTGTTCGGATCGACCGGGATGGTCGAGGGGTTTACTCCAGCAGCGATAGCCTTGCGCACTACATCGTTGAAGCCTTCGGGAGTAGGATTGTCTGCATAGGCTTGTGCTGAAGTCCCGACGGCTTCATTCTTCATAGCTTGCTGCTTCGCTGCTGTGACGACTTGAGTCTGGGCATCCTGCGAAGCCTGCCGAGACATATCCATCATCTCTTTCGCGCTCTGCATGTCACCATGCTGCAAGGCAATACCGGAAGCTTTTTGATACATCCGAGCTTGTTCCAGCGGCTGGCTCGCCTCTTTCCCGTCTAACTGTTGCTGGCTGGAGATGAAATCAGCTAGATCCTTTTGAGTCTTGATCTGCTGCTGCATTTGCTGAGCGCGAGTGCCTTCAATCAGAGCCTCGGACTTTAAAAGGTCCGTCTGCGCTTTCTGCTTTTCAAACTCCTGCCCATACATCAGACTGCGGCCGTATTGCAGGCCCAATCCTTGAAGAAATCCACCGAAGGACATGATAAATGCTCCTTAAACACCAAAGGTGCCGGGAATGTAGCTGGAAGCAGGGTCGGTGACGCCGGAGTTGAACCCCCAAGAGTTGCTACCGCCGCTAGTTCCATAAGTACCAGAGTTGTAGCCAGAAGGCATGGAGAAGTTATAGCCCCCGCCGCCGGTGCTGCCAGTGTTGAAACCATTGACGAGCTGCGCAGCACCCTGCCCCAGGGCATTACCGAAGACCCCGGCAGCTTGCTGGTTGTTTTGATTCTGCTGTTGGAGGATCGCCCCGGCCTCGCCAGGACTGCCTACATTAGCGCCAGCGAGCTGCGCAAGGAAAAGCTCCTTGTTAGTCAGCTGAGTCTGCGCGACGTTCTGTCCTTCCTGCTCAAGTGCAGAGAGTCGATTGCCACTGTTGAGGTAGCCGGACGAGGCCATCTGCCCATTCACAGCAGCGATTCCTTGGTTCAGTTGGAACTGATAGCCGGGATCGCTGGTGATTGACGACGGATTGCTCATCAAGTCAGAAAGCTGCTGTTGGTATTGCGCCCTCTGTCCAGCAAAAGGGTCTGCAGCAGCCGCAGCACCAGAAGAGCCACCGCCGCCTCCGCCTCCACCGCTGGCGCTGCTTGCCACCACACTACCTACCGTAGCCACCGCTGCACCCGCCACCGCTGCCCAAGCCATATTATTCTCCCTTCATGTCGTGGAAAGCAGTCCATTCGTCGGAATGCTCAATGAAAACTTCTTCGACCTTAGTAGGGTCTGTTAGATCTGTAACCAGGATATTCTGCCAGATGGAATCTTCGAGGACGACAGCGGCTTTGCGCCCGACGGAACCGACAAAGAACAGTGGAGCTTCCATCATCGACCAGCGGCCTTCCGAGCAGACCAGCATCCGCCCCTTGATGAGCATGTTCGCCATTGGTTGCTTATGGGCGTGGCCGATAAGGAAAGTTCCCTTCGGAGCATGCATCTCTCGAATGCAGAACCCAGGTCCGAAATGATGGAAGACAGGGCAGTGAGCTTGAGGGATGCGTAATCCGTAATGCTCTGCTTCGTTGAGGTCCCCACGAGCCGCAGCGTCGAGCATGAGCTGCGTGTTCATGATGACTGCGATGTCAGTGGCGGGGGGCGGCGTTTGGGCAGTTAATTCGTTCATAATTTACCGTGATTACTTTAGAGTAATTTGCAACAGAAACTAACTGTCCATAATCGTCAAATCCGCACGAGCATCAACCAGCCTCAAAGGCGTGTTGTCCATGTGTTTCATCTGGAAGGCTCTGCGCCGGAAACGGCCTCCGCGTTGAAGCATCTTCCGAACAGTGCTGAGAGCTATGGTTTTCCAGTTTTTCCAGGTTTGGTAATCGTCATCACTGATGCTGACTGTGATGTTTGTGTTGATTATGTCACCAAGGAAGAAAATCGCAGCTACCCGTTTCCAGTTAATCGTACCGTAGTCATACAGCGGGGTAATCGCAGTCACTGGAATCAACCCACTAACGTCCTGATAAGTCAAAGGGTCCATTTGCAGCACAGCACCAGTGGTCATGTCCTGAATCAAATCTCGTCCCTGCCCGTTGAGGTAATTCCCCCCGACGAAATACTGCTCCGTTCCGCCGACCAGGCTCGACCAAAGATACCATTGATTAGCTGCGATATCATAGCACAGCGTAACGTTGAGGTCGACAAGAGTGACGACGTAGAAAGAGTGCCCAGCTGTGCGAATGCCGAAGGCATGAACAGACGCCATAGTGCTTCGAGCCAGGATCTTTTCGACGTAGGGGGTGGAGATAACTGACAACTCCAGCCCGTTGAAGGTCGCTGCGATCACCCCTCTGGTATGCCCCGTTGCTAAGAAATACTGCACATCAGTGATTTCGACGATCGAATCACCATTGGCTAAGCCTGTAGTCCAGTTTGCATTCCCCACAGGGCCGAGCTGCGTTCCTTGTGTCACCTGCCCATTTGCGGCATTGGCATCGTAATAAAACTGCGTGCCCTTGGTGTAGTAAGCTACGAGGAAGTTCAAATGTCGGGCGATCCCAGCCCCAGCTCCGAGGACGAAATCGGCCTGAATGAAATTCAGCGCTGGCCAGGTCATCCCGTCGTCAATGGCACTGCCCTGCACAGTCCCTATCGGATTCATCACGTACAGAATCCCGTCGAGGTAGACAATGCCAGGAACAGTTGTGGCGGGGTAATTAGCATCCGTGACTTTTGTCAACGTGCCGCCAACCACAGCCGGATCACCCGTAAACTTCCACAAACCGGAGGCAGACTTGATGAAGCTAATACCAGTTGGCACATCCGATACGCAATAATACTGCTGCCCGTTAGTTGTTACTGAAGGGATCGTCAGAGAAAACCCACCAGAAATGTGGTGAATAGTGTCCCCGATGATGTAGTAAGCATAGCCACTGCAATTAAAGCAACCTTGAGCAGCGCCAAACACCGTCAATATCGGCACCGTCCCTGGGCGCTTCACCAAGGCCATGCCATTTTCCGTCTGCTCCATGAAGGCATTTATCACCTTCGCGTCCTTCGACAGCGTGCCGTCCCTAGTGCCGATGGGATGGCACCAAGAAACTATCTGCGGAGCCTGCAAAGGCTGTTGAACTTGACTGGTCATCGCGTGCGCTCAGAAGGAGTAAACATAACCGAGGCTTGTTCTTGCACCCAAGGGCCATCGAAGAAGCGTTCCTTGAAAGCAACGGCTTTCGCATTGGCTTCCTTACGCTCATCTGGGGGCATCCGATAGGTTAAGGACACTTCATCGAGCAATGCCCACACCAGCATCCGCGCAGCTTCCTGCGGAAAGTCTGGGTTGTCCGTCAGTAGATTCACGTCTTGGATTTGTCGCTGCACGATCAAATGCACTTCATGGATCGTGTCATTGGGGACGTTGTACAGCGTGACAATCCCCCCATCAAGCTGCGGATCATACCAGAGCTGATTCGGAATCCCTGGGGTGAATTTACTTCCCAGAGTATTGAAATCGCTTCTGCTGACAATCGACATAGTCACATCGCTGTAACCAGTCGGAGTCACCGTATTAATCGTGCGCAGAAAAGCTTGCAAAATTCTCGGAGGCAGCGGCATTTGCATCAGAGTGCTTAAATCATACGACCGTACTCCGACTTGTTGCTGAATCACCACTTCTTCAATACACCACAGAGGCCCACCATCGATCGCTAGATCCTTGCAGATCATGTTCAGCGCTCGGAGACAGTAGGTCTCATCTGCAGGTTCGGGAGTGTCCTGAGGGCCGTAAGTGCCGGTTTTCATCAGCACTTCATTGCAGATGTCCCCTGCACTCATCCTGAAGTTGTATGTTCCGCTTCCGACGGCCATGGGATGCTCCAGATTCAGTTAGGGGGCCGAAGCCCCCATGAAATTACTTCCGCTTTTTCAGCTTCGATGGGCTGGGAACTTTCTTCATCATCGCGGAGGACATCGCCGCAGCCCCAGCTTTGACTTGCTTCGGTGAGATCTTGTCTTTAGCGGTGCGAGGCACTCGGCGTGCTGGATGTCTGGTTGCCATTAACGGGAACCTCCGGCATAGAGCAGGCCTTCTTTCACCATCTCGAAGATTAGGGTGAAGACTGCGGTTCCAGCACTATACCCAGTGGTCGACACCCAGATACTGCCATCCGTTCCGGCGGCATCATTGCGAAGGCCCTCGAATTCGTAGAAATTCATCCGACCACGACCTGCAAGGACGAGCATGGGAACGAGAGGACCTGCGGCATTGCCCCAAGAAATAGTCACCTCAAGCCCATCAGCAATCGAATAGTCGATGTATTCGGTACGAACGAGCGGAGGGACGTTACCGCCAGCAGAATCCACCGTAAAACTCGTTGCGGGTGTTACCACTTCCGTATTCGCCAGATTGCTGGTATCGAGCACCGCTGTAAACTTCACGACCAAATTGCGAGGGCCGTCGACCAGCGTCTGGTTATGCGTAGAGTTAGCCATACGGCCCTCCTAAGTTAGACCTGCTCAGTACCGCGATTTTGCGAAGCGACGAAGAAATCGCTGGTCAACACGCGGGCCACTGCAGTCGTCGGAATGACGCCGATCTGTGCATCCATCGCGCCAGTCGGGAGCGTGAGGTTCTGGTTCACGCCGTTGATCTGCGCGTAGGCAGCGGCGACGGGACCATTGCTGACAGAACCGTCAGTGTTGTTCTTCGAGGCACCGGTCGTGGGGTTGTAGTACGCGAATACGCTGCCCTGCGGATCGATCTCAAGCCCAAGTTCAACAGTCGTACCGGCAACGAGAGCAAGCCCCGATGGGAAGGGAACCGTGGTAGTACTAGTTCCGTTTTTGATAACGAGGTTGAGAGCGCCCGTCGTTACCGTGCTGGTGATGTAAACACCATTCGGAGAGGGAGTGTTCGCTTCAACAAAACCAATGAGAATCGTGCCCAGCAAACTATCGAGAGAGCCGGACCACTTGAAGAACATCCGCTGACCGTTCGTGATCTGGAAGATCGATTGAGGCGTAGCAGCGTATTCAAGCGTGTTGGCGACTGCCCCCGAGGTCAGAGCAGCCAAACCACCGACACCAGCAGCGAGAGCGAAAGAACCACCACCGCCAGTGTTAAGATTCACATCGGAATTCTTCACGAAATCCAGAGCGAACATAATCGACCATGTCGGGTCCGGATAACTGGAATTTGCCATCGTTTGCCGAGGGGCTGCATTCGTTACACCGTTCGGCATGCGAGTCGTGCTGGAAAGACGAGCGGACATTTAAGTCTCCAAAAAGAATTGGGGGAGCTGCGACAAGAGTAGATGAAAACCCTTGCACTAGCTCCCCCTGATTCAGGGGTTTCCTACCGTGATTAATCGAAAGTAATCCCGGCGGAAAACCTACCTTTTAGGCTGCGTTCGAACCGTACAAACCACGAGGATTGCCCCAGAGGAACGTATAGCGTTCGTACGCGCCGAGCTTGTAGTTCCGCGTATCGGCATCGTTATCTTCCCAGATTTCGAGCGCCTCGCGTTCTTGCCAGATCATGCCGTCTTCGATACCGGTCGTGATGAACCACGGGCCAGCAGCCGTGAGGTACGGATTGCTGACCACACCACCTCGCAGGTAGCCTTCTGTCGACACTGGATTGATGTCGTTGGCATTGCTGCCCACGGCACGCGGCGTTTTCATGATCCGCTCTGCGTTGAACAGATTGTTTGGATGAACGACCAGCTTCTCCCCCGACAGCGGCTCGATATAGCCACGGTCATCACGCGCTTGCATCATCAAAATCAGCATATCTTCGACAGCTGCTTGCGACAGAGGAGCATCGACAGCCATCTTGTTCTGCCACGTACCAGCCGTGAAGTTCGGATGCGCTGCGTTGAGCAGCGACACACCATCACCACCCTTGTACGCCGTGTTGAAAGCGCGGTTGAGAACATTCGTGCTGTTGATGTTCTTCGTTTCTCGGAAGGCTCGACGAAGGCGTTCGGTGCGTTGCTGCGTGAGCTTCACGTAGAGGTTATCTTTCAATTCCTCATGCGTGATGATGATACCCAAGCCATACGCGACGTTCGTACCGCGCGTGATGAAGCCCTGTTGCATACCGTCATAGCTGATCGGCGCAGTTTCCGGCTTGTACACCGCGAGGCCCAGCCCAACGCTCTGCACGTACTCTTCGTAATTCTTCTCCGAGTCGTACTTGCGGAACATCATCGGCCAGTACTCCGGCGCAGCGGCTGCGGCCGAATCCCACCAGCTCTTGACCCCCTCCCACAGTCCCTTGGGATAGGAGCCTGTACTCATGATCGTAGGCATGTTGCTTTCTCCTGAAGTTTAGGAAATTGGGGAGGCCGCTTACACGCCAGCCGTATTGCCCATCAGCTCATGCTGATTCGGCTTCACCAGCCAAACCGCACTTGCCGCGAGGCTGTTGTTGGGCTTCTGCACCAGACCGACGATCTTCAGCGGCAGGCCTTGCGTAGTAGCTACGCTTGCTGTGCTGAGAACAGTTGCGGAATTTTGCTGCGGTGCCGTCGGGTTCGTGACCGTGTAGCTGGCATTCTTGTTGCATGCAGCTGCGGTCAATGCAGCGAGGCCGTCGTCCTGCAGCTCGAAGAGCACCTGCGGATCATCACAGACCAGGACGTAGTAGTCTCGGGTCTTCGTTGCCGGGATGTTCTGAACAGTGAGGTCGAGGTTCGTGCCGACGAGACTGGGATTGTTGGGGATCGCTAGCAGGCAGCCAATCACAACGCCGCGCATCGTGTCAGTGCCGTTCGTGATCTTCGCAACTTGTGGAATGCCATTCGCATCGCCACCGGCAGCCGACTTCACGGCATCACCAGGGTTATACTGATTGGTATCCGCTGCCGGGATGTAATACATATTCCCGCCGCCGTTCCATGCCGCACCATTCAGATAGCGCGAAGGAACGAACCCGCGAGGGATGACTTGATTAGCCATTTTGGTGCCTCCAAGAGGAAAAGGGTTTTCATCGAGGAGGCACTAGCTACACTGCAGAAGAGTTACTCGCTTACGGAGCGTCCGGCTAGTTTCGCCTTTTCGCCCAGCTCATACTCTTTGCGATAGCCTGTGTCTACCTCAGATCGCAAATTCTTCAGGCTACGCAAGCCCGCTTTTTGATCCGGCTCCTCTGCCTGTCGGCGGATGGCTCGGTCCCACTCATCTGCAGCCTCGTGCCGGACCCGTTCAAGCTCTGCCCATTCTTCATCAGGGAGCTTGAGCAAGTACGCACGTAGCGCTTGCCCATCACTGCGAGTGCCCTTCACAAAACGGCTGATAGCACTGCTAATTTCTTCATCAGGGACAATCTTAGCCTGACGCGCGTACAACTCATCCTGGGTGACGAAATCGAACCCTTGCATAAGCCGAGTTTCGATTGCACCGTTATCGTCGTTTTCCCAGACCAAGTGATAGCCCGGAATCTCGCCGTTCACATACAGGTTGAGGGACAAGCCCCCGAATGAATTTTCACGCTCGCGAGGGGCGGTGCCTTCAGCGCGTTTTTCGCGGAGGGAACGGCCTTGGCGGCGTGCTGCAGCAAGTCGAGAGGTATCCGCAACCGGAGTACGTTGGAACGCCTCGGCGGCGGAACCGGATTTGCCTTGTTCGGACATGATGATGGCCTTAAAGATTAGTTGAGGGAAGCGCTGAACGGAAAATCAAAAGGTTTATTTCTTTCCGCTAGCTGTGCGATGGATGCGGGGGGTGTCGCTGAAATAATTCTTCAGGAAGGTTTCTTCCTTAATCCAGCCCTCGCGGATGCCACGTTCCATGAGTTGTCGATCTTCCTCGGGCAAATCGGCTTTAGTGTGTCCACCACTGCCGGAAGAACTGGACCCGGATTCGCTAAGTGAACCACGACGAGTGGGATCGCCCCGACCTTCGCCAAGCTGTAGGGGGAAGGCTTCTTTCATCTTCTCCGAGATGCTGTCGAGGAAAGGGCGACCGCGACGTGTTTCACCAGACTGGAGAAGCTCATTGGCAATGGCGAAGGCATAATCGCGCATTGGCTTGCTCTTTTGGAACCAGTCATTGCCGCTGGCGACCCATTCGAGGATGACAGGGTTCTTCGTATTGCCGTGTTCATCAACTCCCATCCCGTCATCGTTCGGGTTTCGTTCAGTTTGAGTTTGCTTCGCACTTTCCAGCTGTTTCTTCGTAGTTGTTCGCTCTTCTTGAAGCAGGTCAATGCGTTCTTCGATAGCATCAGCAGTAGCATCGTCCCCCTCACGAATCGCTTCACGATGCTCGGTTTTGAGTTTCTTAATCAGCCCAGCAATCTCCCCGTCTCGCTGCTCGATCTGCCGTTGCTGGAATTCGGCAAACTGTTTCGCAGTGCCCTTGAAATCTTCAAGCTCCTTACGAACTGTAGCTAGTTCATTTTGCAGATTGCGATTGATCTTCTCTCCATCGCGAAGGAAGGTTGCTGCATCTTTCCACTGCGTTTCTGGGCCCTTGAACTTGTGCTTCGGCACCCAGCCGCGTCGAGAGGCTTCCAGCTCTTGTTCGCGCTGGATAACTGCGTCATCGGAAGCTCCGCCACCACCGCCAGCACCACCTTCACCGGGTTGTTCTTCGTGCAGCTGGCGAAAGAGTTTTTGCATCAATAGAGACATGATTGCTCCAAGGTTAAAAAGTGTTATTTACCGGGATTAACGTGAAGTAATCCCGGCGGGAAATGACCTTACAGCCCCAAATACATAACCTCAACTCTCCCCATTCCGCACTGAACAGTATCCTGCATCTCCGGAAAGAGCTTGTGGAAGGCTTCCATCATGGCATCATGCAGAGCAACCTGCAGTTCTGGGGACTGCAGCCGGGCGGTGTCACTCTGCTCGAGATGCTTCGAGACAAGAAAGCTATGGAAGTTGACTTGATAAGTCATTTCGTCTCTTCAATCGGGCTGATCACGTCGAGGTCGGCGATGAAGCGATATTCCTTACCATCGACGGGGGAGATGTGGAACTTACCGACATACATGCCGATCAGTACACGGTCGCCTACTTTACAGTAGTCGGTGCTCTTATCTGCCCAAGCGTCCGGACCGATTTCGAGAATGCGAACAACAACGGCGCGCTGTTTCTCAGCATCAACGGTTTTCTTCGGCAGCACAATACCACCCTGGGAGACTTCTTCGGTCACTTCAGGCTCGCAGAGAATGCGATGGCCAGTGGCTCGAAAACCTGATTTATTTTCAGGGTTGGGGCCCTTGAGCGGAGCACGCCAGCCGGGTTCGAGGTATTTAGGGTTGTCGCTGATTGATTCCATTGTCGGAGGTTCCGGATTTTTCAAGTTTAAAGGACCGAGCAATAGTCGCGAATACACCCACCAGACGGTGCCTTCATGCTCAAGCTGGTCACACTCTAGTCTCGGGAATTCTCTCCAGTATAGAGAAGCCTTCCCAACATGGTAAATATCGAGATACTTTTCAAGGACTTGAAGATAACTCTTAATAGCTGCCCCGGGAGAGCTGTAATACAATGGCGCAGTGCCTTCCGGCTTCTTCCCATGACTTGCCAGAGCTTCGAAAGGGTAGAAATCGCCCGAATCGTCGACAAGTTTTGAGGTCACCCCACGAAGGTCCGAAGTCATCAAACCTTTTGGCATCTTCATGTCGAGTACGGATTTGGTAAGGATTAATTGCCAGTCATCTCGCATCGCCATTCTCATTTCTCCTGTTGTCTGCGTTTAATTTCCTTCTGCGCCTCGGCTTCCGATTCTTCCAGATTCAGCAGAATCTCATCGATCGTAGCCACCTTCGCCAGCGCCTCAGCATTAAGAAACAGACTCTGATCGGCATTCTCGCCAACGAAGCGCTTCTTTGCCCACAGCTCCATGAGCATCAGCCTATCCGCATCCAGCCCTTGCAAAAAGGCTTGAGTTATCGGATTCCTCAACCAGCCCAAGAAATCCTCCGGGCCATAATCACTGGGTAACTTCATTCTGCGGACCCTCCGCTGTTAGTGGAAGGGGTATTTTGCCCCGAATTGCCCCCCGCCGCAGGAAGATTCTCACGATCTGCAGCTTCTTCAGCCACCATACGATCGTGAAGATCCATCAACATCTGATGATGCTTGTGATCGATGTTGGATCGAGCTTGAAAGCCCTTAAGCATCATGTCAGCGCCCTTGAGCATCGTTTCGTTGTGCAACTTCGCTGCTCCGATCTGCGCATCAATCATCGCAATCTGTTGTTTTGCCCCTGCAGAGTCAGCATTAGCCATGTGCTCCATAGCCTTCGTACGCAGTTCGATGATTTTCGCACGATTGAGCGCAACATTCTGCTGAAGTTTTGCCACTTCCAGCATCATATTGTCCTGATGTTCCTGAGCAGCTTGCTGAAGTTTTGCTTGCTCAATCTGCATCTTCGGATCAACTGGCGGGGTGACCTTCCTCGGACCGGAGGGATCAGGGAAAATCTCTTCAACATCCCATTCTTCAGCTTCCAGCCACTTGCGAGCGATAACCATCTTGTCCCACATAGCACCGATTGGAGAGAGGGACGCTTGCACTAGTCGATTAACCTTATCTCGACGCTGTTGACCGCTAATAGCGGAGGGATCGGCACTTGGGCGAGGCTTCAGCCCGCCGCCACGATAGTCATCTTCTTGCAGAATGGCATCCGGCCCACGAGTCAGTTCCCAAAACCTCGGAGAGGTGTGCAGATAGATCTTATTCAGCGTGAAGAATGTCGCAATCTCCTCGCGGAAGGATCGATACATACGGGTGTAGATGCCAGAAAACAGCATCATGCCCTGCTCTACAGTGGTTTGTGCTGTAGTTGCAGGAGTGTTCTGGCCAGGATTCATCCCAGTCATGATGTCGGTAGCAGAGCTGATCTTCTCGCCGTAGGTAATTAGCACCCCAAGCAAGTTGAACAGCACCATTGATGGTTCACGCACCGGCAAGGGGAAGATTGACTTCCGGAGATCGTCACCTGTCGAGTCAACTCGCTTCCATTCGAACGGATCGAAGCTGGTTTTTCCGGCCTGCATCTTCGCCCCCCGGGCGATCCAGCCGCCTCCAGTATTGGACATCGTTCCCGCATCGATAAGCTGATTAATGAGCGAATCCACCGCCTCATTGACGGGTCCGAGAAGAGCGCCAAGTCCGAGTCCATAAAAGCCTCCATCAGGCGAAGGGACGAAGTCATACTTCACAAAGGTCGAAATCGGATCAATGCGGATGATCGCATTCTCTGGATCATTGCGCACCGCTACGGCTTTGCGTTCGAGCTTCGACTGCTCCGTCGCGTCAGTAACCTGCCTCGCCAGTTGTTCGAACTGTCTTTCTCGCGCATCCAGTTTCCGATGAATCGAACCATCATCGAAGAATCTCGCCACAATGCGGTAGAGGTGTCCCGTGTCCGCGCGCACAGTAATCACATAGGGTTCTTCGTACCCATCCCCATCCAGATCCAGCCAGGTGTACTGCTCCAGTAGCATCCGATCTTCAGTATCTGCTTGCGGAGCTAGTCCCTGCGCTTCGTCTGCCGCCTGTCGCAGAACATTGATTGCAGGATCCTGTGATTTCGTCGGGGAATCCTTCTCTTCCAGAAAGATGTCTCGCGCCACCCGTTCCTGAATCCGATTGGGGTCCATCGGAATGCAGTGAGTGTAACGACGAGCGGTCGCCAAATCTTTGCAAGAGTAATCAACGACAAAATTCTGTGCAGAGACAAAATCACTGATGTTCGTACCTGACACCGGATCGTAGTAAGTCTTTTTGAAGCTCGATCCGAGGATTGCCGCAGCGAATTTCGTACGCTCGTCGAGGTCCGCCCAGCCTGGAGTTTCGTCAGTAAGTTGATAGCTGATGTGTTCGCTGATGCGATTGGCTCGCTGAGCTTTCAGTCCATCCGGGTCCTTCCCCATCGTACGGAAATTCGCAAGCCGCTCGCTTTTCGTGAGGATTGAAATCCGAGCCAGAAATTGCAAGGCTCCGATCGTCACCAGCGGAAATTTCACATTCGACGCGTTAACCCAGGGGAAGTTTTTAACTTCCTTAACCTGCAACGCAATCTTCATGGCATTGGCGTGCCGCTCGGCCCACTCAGACCGAGTTGTTAGGTCCTTGACATACCCACCGATAACCCAGCGGCCTATTTGCTGGCACACGTCCTCATCAAGCTCTTTGGCTAGATTGGGGCTGTTGAGGATCTTTGTCAGCGAGAGTTTCTTTCCAATCTTCGGCTTCGCTGGCATATTCACCGGACTTTGCTGCGCGATCATTGCTGTCATGTCAGTATCCTGTAGTAGCGTTGCGGCCCTGATGATTCGGGGGATCCGTCCGGCGAGCTTCGATCTCTTCCTCGGACATGAAATCCTCTTCTGTCATCATAGGCAGAGTGTCGAATCCGCGAGAGAGGATAGCAGAGCTATCGAATTGGTCATCAAGGACTGCGTCGCTGTAGCCAGTGAAGCGAAGGCATTCATGCTCATAGTCGGGATACCATTCGGCCTGCTTATCGAACTTGCAGGTGAGAGCTTTCATACGTTTCTGCCACGAGCGACCTCGAGTGGCCTTGTCCTTCACAGATGGCAACGGCATGACATTGAGAAAGACGTTCTTCTGCCGCATTTCTTGCAGAAGGATAGGTTCGATGGCTTTCCAGATCACCCCATCTTCGACGAACCACACTTCAGGATGAATCTCTTGCTCGTACTTAATCATCCCGTCGATGATCTCGTCGGTCGCCCAGCGGCCCTTGTCCTGATGGAAGAAGTGCAGGTTGTTATGAATGGTACGGCCAGCAAAAGTGAAGGAAGTGCGATTGGCTTTTTCTTTCTTCGAGATGGCGAAGTCGACTCCAGCGGCTATCTGCACATCGAGATCGAAGTCTTCATCTTCCATTGGCTGGAAGTACTCTTTCTTCAGATACCCATCGGTGTTGTCGTAAGGGTCATTTAGGTATTCTTGCGAGTAGCCCGACGCGTCGTTATCATCGATATAGCGCTGACGAATGGCCCGAAGATCCTCTTCAGTAAACTGTTCCGGCCAGAGGATCTCGCTGAAGTCATCGTAGGCCTTATGGGCCTTGTAGTACTTGACCTGCCAGGATTTATTTTCTCGGGTTTGCTTGTGGAATCGAGCGAGAAGCGAATCTTCGTGCAGAATCGTTCCATGCACGCGCACCTTTCCCCCTCGACGCAGAGCAGGAAGCACTGCGCGATTGAACCACTTACGGAACTTATCGCGGCGTTCTTTGTTCTCGACTTGCTCATCATCTTCGAGATCGTCGCAAACGATAAGGCCCGGACGCATGCCTCGCCACTTACGCCCACGGAGCTTCTGTCCAGAGCCTCTTGCAAGGATTCGAAACTGATGCCCATCATTAAACTCGACAATAATTTCTGTCTTCGAGTTAGTGATGAACCCCTTGATACCAAAATCTGAAATGAGCTCTTCATTTTCAGTAAGTTCCCGAGTAATGTCGCCTAAGTGCTCAATTGCAAGCTCTTCATTGGTCGAAATCAGGATGACATAGCTCTCATCACGGAAAAGGACAGTGGCGAGGATGAAGACATGGGTTAGCGCGGAGGACTTAGCGTGACCGCGAGGAGCAATAACAGATGCTTGGGGGCAAGGCGAAACATAAAGCTCCCACCCCTCTCGATGGAACTGGGGAGTGGGCTTAGGCTCGTCGAAACCAGAGTAGAGATAGGTGACCGCAAAGCCTTCGATAAGCTCTGCTGAGAGTGCGGTCTTTTTAAGTTGGGTCTGCAGGGCGTTCGCCACTCTTCACCTCGGTAGCTTCGACATCGACAGCAGAGGCATTGCGACGCTTTTGCATCGCCGCCATGATCTTCTCTGCAACAGCCTCGGAAGTGTTCTTCGGCTGTTCGTCAGGTTTTGCATCGTCTTCCTTCTTCTTCAGTCCCATCCCCAGGGCCTTCACCCCGAGTTCGGCTACCTTCAGCACAGTGAGATCAGGTAGAGCGACGCCCTTCTCGAGCTTCTCTTGCAGGACAGTCACTGATCGGATGGTGAGTGCGGCGAAGCGCTCCTCGAGAGTCATTGCATACTCGGGATTGAGCACTTCATGCCGGCGAGGATCGAGAACCTCCTGAAAGGATTTCATCGAGAGAACTTGCGCAACCCAGGAGGCTGACTTCCCGAACGCCTGCCCGAGATCCTTGTGCGACCAGGATGGATTCTGGACAATGAGATCGACCATTAAAGGAAGGCTGAAGGGCAGCACAGCTGAAGCAGAGATAACCGCAGAAGACTGTGACTGAGGCTTCTTCGGCTCTGCATCTGCGATAGACTGCACAATGGCAGCGAAATCATCCTCACTAGACACATTCACCCCCGCAAGCCAGTAACCGCAACGCCCAACGCATCGAGCGCATACGAAGCAGAGACATCCTCCGCTTCGAGCTTCTCTTGGATCTTCGCAATGGAGGTCGACGCCACGTGCGCCAGTCGATCTTCGAGATTCTGCCGGATGCGTGGATCAATCACCAGAGCTTTGCGCTCAGCAATACGCGCTTGAAAGCTGTCCGACTTCCGAATGTGCGAAATCCACGCCTCGCTGTAGTTGAATACAGCTGCGAGTTCCTTATTCGTTACAGTCGGCTCCGCGAGGATCAAGTCAATTATTGCCTCATGCGTGTAAGTGAGCTTTTGCAATGGTTTGCGTGCTTCTTCGGTCATGCTCGCCTCCATGGGGGCTGGTAGATGGTCGGAGAGTACCGCAAATCGGGGAAAGCTTCAATCCGCGAGGTCAGTTAGGCAACAAGATGGGGACAGATCAACATTCAGTTAGTTATTTATGCAAATTAATCCAAAGTAATCCCGGCGGGAAACTCATTTGCAGCCTCATTACCCAATGCACTCGATTGCATTTGCTCGCCACTGACTCGCGGGTATAAGGAAATTTTAGAAAAAATAAAAAATCTCTGACAACAACCATCAACACTACTAGCAAAAACGAATCAGGATCTGAAAGAGTGCAAAACTGCAAAAAATTTAGGATGGTGCCTTGCAAATTTTCACAGCGTCCTCCGATTTTCCCCCTCCACCCCTCCCCGCTCTGCCTCGATTGTGCCCCGCCGCGCAATTTGACATAACGCAACATTATCAACGGTGCAGTGCAACATGAGGGAGGACCGCTCGATCCCTAATTATTCTTATGGACCACGAGCGCGACAATGTGATAGCATCCTGCGTGCGCACGCGGGCGTATGTGTTGATTAGTGGGGAGTGGGAGAGGGGCGAGCGGTATGGTGTCACGCACCCTAGCATTCGCTCCCTGGTGTCTAGCACGTCATCCTCTCATTGCTCTATGGCTGACGA